TAATAGGATCTACATCATCTTCAGTGAACTTTTCATTAAGACTTTCTTTAATTTTCTTTCTTTTTTCTTTAGCGATATGATCTTTAAGGACTTTAACCACTTCAGTGTATCTATAATAACTTGCCCAGTTTAAAGCAGCATTATTATTAGCATGTACATCTGCACCTGCAGCTAATAAGAGTTTAACTATTTCAGAATGTCCATTATTACTTGACCATCGTAAAGCCCAATCATCTCTAGTATGTACATCTGCACCTGCAGCTAACAAGATTTTAACTACTTCAATGTATCCATTCCTACTTGCCCATCGTAAAGCATAATCATCATCAGCATGTACATCTGCACCTGCAGTTAATAAGTATTTAACAAAATCTAGTTTTCCATATGCAGCACTATAAATTAGAGCATTATTTTTATTTTTAAATGTTTTATATATAGATTTCATCCATAATTTTATCTGATGTATCATACCAATGTTCATATCAGCTATAGGATCTGAATCTTCAGTGAACTTCTCGTTTATGAATTTAGCTCTCACTATATATTTTATTTTATATATCTATGTTAAAGAAATGTTAATATGTTTAGTTTATTCACAAACAAATAATTTTATATGATAAATAAATAAAAACATAAATTATGAAAAATACAAATAATGACGTATTCTTAAGTAAAATTTCTCAAAGAATTAAGAATGGTGATTTTGATGTTTATTTAACACTTCCATTTATGACAAGAGAATTATTATATAATAATATTAAAGGAGAAATAAATAAAAAAATAACATCAGGTGGAACTCCTATACTTAGTGATAACGAAATAAAAGAATGCCTTACTATTGTAAAAGAAACTGCTATGAATATAATATCAATATATTTAAAATTAGGATTCATGGTTAGAAATGAAAATGGATTTGAACTTACAGATAAAATGTATTTAGCAATAAAAGCTGCTTATAAGTCATGAAAACTAATTGATTAGATGTGAATATAATATAAAAATGAATCATCAAAAAATTTATGAATCTATAATTCAGAAAGCAAAATTTGAAAATAGAATTAAATTAAGAAAAAATCAAGAAAATTACATTTATTATGAAAATCATCATATTATTCCTATGTGTTTAGTAAAAAACGATGAATTATATAATAAAGTTTTATTAACTCCAAAAGAACATTTCGTATGTCATAAATTATTAGTATTTATTTATCCAAATAACAAATCTATATATAACGCATTTTATTTAATGTGTAGCGCCGGAAAACATAAATATAATGTTTCTTCTCGAGATTATGCATACGCAAGAGAATTATTTGTATCAATACCAGTTTCAAAAGAAACCGGAAAAAAGATAAGTAATTCTAAAAAAGGAAAGCCAACAAAATTAAAGGGAGTTCCAAAATCTGAAGAACATAAAAGAAAAATAGGAATTGTTTCTAGTAATAGAAGTGAAGAATCTAATTACAGATGCGGATCAGCAAATAGGGGAAAGAAAAGTTGGATGAGTACTCATAAACATACGAAAGAATCAAAGGAAAAAAACAGACAATCACATTTAAGAAAAAAACACACAAAAGAATCAAAAACTAAAATCAGCATAGCAACTCGCGGTAAAAATAATCCAATGTATGAAAAAACTCCATATGATATATGGTTACAAAAATTTGGAAAACAGATAGCTGATAAAAAAGAAAATGAAAGAACTAAAAAAATAAGTATAAAAATGTCAGGAAATAGTAATAAGATGAAAGGAAGATCTATATATGATATTTGGTTAGAAAAATACGGCAAAGAAATTGCCAGCATTAAATATATAAATTGGACTAATAATTTAAAAAAAAGTAGAAATAAAAATAATATGTAATATGGACTGGACTAATATTAATTCAATAAACTTAGAAAAAATAGAAACTGTTAATTTTCCGGAAAATCAATATATTCAAGAAATATACGAAAAAAAACAAATTATACTTCATCATACTATAGGTTCATCAGTAGAAGGTGTAATTTCTACATGGAAAAAAGATGCAGACAGAGTTGCTACTTGTATAATAATTGATAAAGCAGGAATTCCTTTTCAACTCTTTTCTTCGAAATACTGGGCATATCATTTAAAATGCGGAAATTCTAATCTTGATAAACATTCAATTGCGATTGAATTAGTAAATTGGGGGTGGCTTGTTCCAACAAATAATGGTAAGTTTAAAACCTATTATGGAAATAAAGTATATGCTACAACTGAATATTATCCAAATGGATTTCGTGGTTATAATTACTATGAAAAATATTCTGACCAACAAATAAGAACAGTTGGAGAATTAATTCTTTATTGGCATGTAAAATATAATATACCTTTAGATTATAATTCAGATATGTGGGATGTATCATCTCGTGCATTAACCGGAACACCTGGAATATGGGGGCATACATCATATAGGCCTGCATCTCAAAAAACTGATCCACATCCACAGCCTGAACTTATAAAAATGTTACAAACATTGAAGGGATTAATTATTTAATCCCTTTTTTCTTAAATATATAAAATAAATTGATTAATTATATGAAATTAATCCGTGAACAATTATATGAGAAATTCGTTGAAGATTCGGATCCTATTCAAGATATGGGTATAGGAATAATTAAATTTATTAAAGATTGGCATAATAAATTTGTTAAAGAATATGGTGACTATTGGATTAATGGATTTCACATTAATAAAGACTGTACAATTGATTGTTTTAATTGTAATATAGCGTGGTATGATTATAATACATTACCAGAATATATAAAATTTAATAAAATAGAACATTCCTTTTATTGTTGTTTTGATAATATAAAAACAATAGAATTAAATGGACCTAAATATGTAGGTGATAACTATGGAATTTTTCCAGAGGAAAGTGTTGATTTTACATTAAATGATGTACATAATGTGTGTAAATGCAAAGATATAAATATAAATCTCAATCGATAAAATGAAGTTTATAAGTTTCAATAATTGGATAAATGAAAATAAAAAAGATAATATAATAATATTATTACCTGGCAGTTTTAAACCTATGACAGCTGCACATGTGCAGTTAATTAAAAGATATTTATATCATCCTGATGTTAAAGAAGTAAAAGTTCTAATAGGTGCAGGAACACGTAATGGCATTACACAAAAAGAATCAAAACAAATTGCAACACTTCTTTTAAAAAATCTTGATAAACTTAGTATTGAAACTTCATTATATCCATCTCCCATATTAACAGCTTATAAATATATTGAAACTGCAAAACCCGGGATTTATGCAATGGCTGGATCTAAAAAAGGTGAAGATTATAATAGAATAGAAAAATTTGTTAAAGAACATCAACCAGGTGGAAAATATTTTCATACAAAACCTCCAAATGTAAATGTAATAGAACTTTTTATAGATGTAAATCCTTTATTATATAAAGGACGAACGGATGAATATGAAGGAGAACCTATTTCAGCATCTATATTAAGACAAGATATATTAAATGATGATTATAATAATTTTAGAACTAATTATCCTGAATATGATGAAAAAATTATAAGAAAAATATGGGATGAAACTCAAATTATTATTACAGAATCTTTAAAATTATTTGAAGGTGGAAACGTATTTGAAGGCACAGGTCCAATTGCTAAAGAATTTATTGAACCAACACTTAATAGATTTAAAAATAAACTAAATAAGATTTTTCCTAATGTTAAATTTGATTTTGAATTACTTGGTTCTGCTGGTAAAAAATCAATTTCAGGTGATATTGATTTAGCATTAAGCGAAAAAACTATATTTGATGAAAACGATAATGTTAAATATGAAGATTGGAATATTAATCCAAATGATTTTGAAATAATATATGAACAGATACGTAAAAGAGTTAGAAATGCAACAGAAAAACAGAGTAAACTTCGTGCAGCAATAAAAATGATAGCAACACAATTATTAGATGATAATGAAATTTCTACTGATGTTAAAAATTCAACTGCAGGAACTCTATTTTGTTCATTCCCTCAATATAATGAAAAGGGATCTAAAGTAGGAAAAGGTGTTCAAATTGATATTAACATAGGAGATTTGAATTGGTTACGTTTTAGTTATCATTCTGAAACTTATGAAAGTAATGTAAAGGGCTTACATAGAACACAATTAATAGTTGCATTATTTGCTAATAAGAAAAGAACCTTTAGACACGGAACTGGTGTTGTTAATACGCAAACTGGAGAATATGAAGCAATTTCACCAGAAGATGCTATTGATTTATTAAATAAACTTTATAATTTTAAAACTAATAAATTAAACAAAGATATAATAGGTAACTTTTTTAAATTACACGCATTTTTAATAAAAAATCTTAGCATACAAGAATTACATAATGTATATGATATTTACTTAAGAATATTAGATTCAACACGGACAGATATTCCAGAAGATATTCAACCATATTGGATAGAAAATCAAAAAAGATTAGGTTTAAAAGGACTTTTTTTACCTGAAGATTCAAATTTATATAAATACAAACAATGAGTGGGTCAGCTGGAGGAAATAGAATAAACCGAGAAGATGTAAAGAAAACCGTTGTTCATTATCAACAAACAGTATTGAACAAGTATGATAAATATCGTAATTGTGTAATAACAGGTTCATATAATACTTCTGATAAATCTGATTTTGGTGATATTGATTTAATATTGGAATTAAATGCAACAAATAAGATAGCAGTTAAAAAAGATTTTGCAAGATTTATATCAACACTTTCACCTGATATTATAGTTCCATTTAAAAGCATAAAATATAAAGGAGCAAGATTTTTAAGTTCAGGTGAAATAATAACTATTTTATATCCAATTATTGATGATAAAGGATATGTTCAAATTGATAATATTATTTCATTATCACCCGAAGAAACTAATTTTAAAAATAAATTTTTAAGTTTACCTGCAATTAAACAAGGATTAATGTTAGGTTTAACTAAAACAATTGTATTAGAAAACCCACAAGTTTTACATAATTTTCCTGTTTCTAGAGCAATACAACATAATCAAGAATTTGAATTTAATTTAAGTTCTTCATCTTTAACCTTAAGATTAGTAACACTAACACCTGAATATAAAGAAATTGCACGTGAAGATGTGTGGAGAACTATTAATTGGAATATAGTTGAAAAACTTTTAAAACCATATGATTTTAATAAATCGTTTGAATCAATTATACAAGACATGAAAAAAACATTAAAAAATCCTCGATCTATAAATCGTATAAAAGGTGTATTTAGATCAATGGTTTCTGTAAAAACTGGTGAAGTAAATACACCAAAAGGCCATGAAAAAGAGTATGCATTGAACACAATATCAACACTATAAAACTTTACAAAAATTTAACATTCTCTTGTAAATCTTTTCCATTTTATATGAATATATAATATAAGTAACACAGTTCTAAGAGGCGCCTTAAAGACTAAATTACTAAAAAACTAAATTACTAAAAACTAAAAAGACTAAAAAGCTATGAATGAAAATTATGATCTTAACTCGTTATTCCACCCAAATGTCGAAATAGGTGGAAGTGATTCCAAAAATTCTATTGAATATTCTCCTACCGCTGACAAGGGACAATCGGGAGTGTATAAATCACTTATTAGATTTGTTGCATGGTGGCAAGATCCGCAACACTCAATTTATGAAAAATGGGTAAGTTGGTTGGTTGATCCTTTAACTAATAGAGGACGTTTTATTGATTGTCCATCGTCAATTGGAAAACCTTCTGTTCTTCAGGATATGTTCTTTAAACTTCGTAAAAGTGAATCTGTTCAAGAAAGACAAAAATCTGAAATTTTTAGTAGAAGACATTCTTTTACTGCAATTATTCAGGTTATTAAAGATGATCAGAATAAAGAAGCTGAAGGAAAATTATTTATTTACAAATTTGGAAAGAAAATTTTTGAAAAAATTGAAGCTGAAAAGAAACCCGTTATTGGTGAACCACATGAGCCATTTGATTTATTAGATGGAAAAATCTTTGCTCTTGTTGTAACAAAGGTCGCCGGCTTTAATAATTATGATCAATCAAGATTCCTTGATAAAAAAGTTCCTCTTTTACTTCCTGATGCAAAATCTGGAAAATTACTTCCTATTAATGAAAAAACATCAAGAGAAACTGTATTTAATTTCTTAAAAGAAAATAGTCCAGATCTTACTAAATATGCATTTAGAGAATGGGATCAAGAAACACATGATTATGTAAATCAAGTAATTAATGCCGTAACTGGTCAAACACCATCAACTACTTATGCTGATGTAAGAAATGCACCACAAAAACAAGGTGTTCCTAAATCTTCAGGTATAACTGCAACAGATTTATCACTTGAAGACTTAAATGTTAGTGGTGGTCTTGGATCTCTATCAAATCTTGATCTTCCTGATTTACCTTCCACAAATGATTTTGGTATATCAGGTGATTTAGATGATGCTTTAAATAGTATTTAAAATGCAAAATATTGATACAAAGGAAGGGATGAGTTTTGACTCTTCCCTTTCTAATATTAATATTGACGAATCTGTAACTGATAGTGAATACAGAGAACGTCTTGTATCTTTATTACAGCCTATTCTCAATCAACGTTTTTCTGACAATCCCGCTAAACAAAGAATACGAACACATAGAGACAGGATTAATTTTTGTTGTCCTTACTGTTTCGACAGTACGAAAAACAATAATAAAAAACGTGGAAATTTTATTTTACTTGGAAAATATGCACAATTCTTTAAATGTTTTAATTGTGGAATTGCTAAAAGAATTGATAAATTTTTTAGTGATTTTAAAGTAGATTTAGATTTAAATATTGTAAATTATATAACAAAAGATATACAAAATTTTTCTGCCCGTTCTAATGTTAAGTATGATATGTCACTTTTCTTAGATATGGAGTCAATAGATAAATATGCCATAGATCGGCAGAAGTTTTTAAAATATTTCAATTTAATTGAAGTTAAAGATTCTTCTGTCGAATCTTGGTTAAAGAATAGAATGCAATACGATTATCAAAAATTTATGTATAATCCTAGATTAAATCATCTCATTGTTTTAAATTTAACACATACTGGAAAAATTTTAGGAATTCAAAAAAGAACATTTAAAGGAGAAAATAAGTATCTTACATATACGTTACAAAAAATATATGAATTAATAGGTGAAAACCCAAAAGAAATTCCTGATGAAATTAATATGTTATCTCAATTATTTAACATTTGCTTAGTAGATTATTCAAAAAAAATAACATTATTTGAAGGACCATTAGATTCATTTTTATATAAAAATTCTATAGCAAATGCAGGTGCTCATAAAAACTTTTTACTTGATATAGACGTTAGATATTTTTATGATGACGATAAAGATGGTAGAGAAAAAAGTATAGAAAAGTTAAATGAAGGGTCAGAAGTTTTTTTGTGGGAAAAATTAAAACACGAGATAGAACTACCAACTAATAAGAAAAAACTTGATTTAAATGATATAATGATTTATCTAAGAAATCATAATATGAATATACCAAACTTTGAAAATTATTTTTCTAACGACAGCCTTGATATGATCGATATATAGAATAAAGAGCTATATCGAGATATGAAAGCTAAACAAATTGCTGATGATTTTAATATAAAACTTATAAATGTAACAAAAACAAACATAGAATCTGTTTCTGAAAGATATGATATTTTAAAACCAGAATTAAAAAATAATGCGTATGTTATTGGAGATGATGAAATTATTTTAGGAATATATGATGATAAAGATTTAAAATTTGCTGCATTCTTTCACGAGATTGGCCACACATTAGTTTCAGAAAGATTTTCAGAAATGATAAATTATGATATTATGTTAATTGAATATCAAGCATGGATAGAGGGGTTAAAAATAGCAAAAAAATATGGTTATAAATTTTCAAACAAAACGTTTAAATATATTTTAAAATCAATTAATAGTTATTACAAAGATGCAGTAGGCGTTTATAGTAAAGATAAAATAATATGTACAAAAAACTTACAACAAAAATCGAATACAGCTTTGAAAATCAAGAAGATTTTACCGACTTTAATGTAGATATGAAATTAAAAACTTATAAGAAATCTAAAAGTAAAATAATAGAGCATAAAAGAAAAAAGAAAATAATAGATGTATCAACTAAATTATTTTAATTATGATGCAGAAAATTAAAAAATTCATTAAAATGTGGAGAAATGCAACATGGGCAGATTTACGTCCAGTAAAACCTATGTATAAATCAAAATCAAAAATAGCATATACATTTAAATTAAATCCAGAACAAATTAAACAAAATGAAGAAGGGTTAAAAATAGGATTTCTTAATTGGAATACATTGTCACTTGATCAAATGGTGGAATATCTTGAAGAAAAACACAAATTTTCAAGTACAGGCGAATCTAAATGCATATTTGAATTAATAGAATTTTATAAAAAACATAAAGATGGAACGACCTGATTTTTTAAATATTAATCCTGATATTAAACCTGATGAATCTTTAGAAGATAGGTTTAATCGTGAACGTTTAGAATGGAATGAAAAGATCGCTGAAATGTCTGAAAAAATGCGCAAAGTATTAGAAATTCCAGAACTTATGACTTATCTTTACACAGAGCGTCAACGTGCTGTAGAATATTATCACTATCTTATTTCATTGATGATAGGAATAAATAAAAATTATAATAAGTCATATGCCGAAAAATATGATTATTATACAAATAAGACACAAGTAAGATATCCAAATGAATCTTCTAAACATAATAGAATTCAAGTTGATCTTGCAGATTTAGTTGAAAAAAGAGCAATCTTAGATAATCACTCAAAATTTATAATAGAAGTAAAAAATTCATTAGATCATATAATTTGGGCTATACCTAAAAGAATAGAAATAGAAAAAATGGCCCGTGGAGACTAATGATAGTATATTAAATAAATTCTGTATGAATATATAAATAAAACTACATTTATGGAAAAGAAATTTAATTTTGTTTATATTACAACTAATTTAATTAATGGAAAACAATATATTGGTGATCACTCTACAAATAATTTAGTAGATAATTACACAGGTAGTGGAAAATTAATAAATAGAGCTATTAAAAAATATGGAAAGAAAAATTTTAAAACAGAAATTTTAGAACAATTAGATACAAAAGAAGAGGCATTTAATTTACAAGAAAAATATATAACTGAATATAATACTCTTCAACCCAATGGATATAATATAAGTCCTATGGGTGGATCAAAATATCAAGGGAGTTGTTCAAAACAAACAAGAAAAATATTAAGTAGATCTCATACTGGAAAAAAACATACAAAAGAAGCCAGGAATAAAATATCTGAAGCATTACGACAACGTAAAAGAAAACCAGAAACTAGTAAAAAAAATTCAGACAAACAAAAAGGCGTGTCAAAATTATTTTATTTTATTAAAAAATACGGAGAAAAATTAGGATTAATAAAATATAAAGAATATATTAAAAAAATTAAAGACAGATTATCAGGTAAATCTACATCTAGAAAAGGTAAGAAACTTAAACAAGAATTCATTGAAAAATATGGTGAAAAAGAAGGTACAAAAAAATATGAAGAATTTATAAAAAAACAAAGAGAATCTCACTTAGGAAAGAATAAAGGAAAAACATATGAAGAAATGCATGGAATAGAAAAAGCAAAAGAGTTAAAAATAAATATGTCTATTTGTCGTAAAGGAAAAAAATTAGGTCCACAATCAAAAGAAGTAATAGAAAAACGTGCAAATTCTAATAGAGGAAAAAAACGAAGTGATGAAACTAAAAGAAATATATCAAATTCTTTAAAAGGAAAAAGAACAGGGTTTGACACTTGGAATAAAAATAAAACTAGATTAAATATAACTCCAATAATAATAAAAGAAATAAAGGTGTTACATAAAGAAGGAAAATATCAACGTGAAATAGCAAAAATTTATAATTTTTCAAATTCTTGTGTGGCTAGAATAATAAAAGGGTTTTATGATAATAAGCAACAAATATCTCGTGGAAAATGATAATTATTAAAAAAATAGAACATTTGTATTATCTTTTTGAAATAAAAGATAATGTTACCAATAAAATAGGAATTATAACGTTCTTATATGGATTTGAACTCGATAAAGAATATGATATAAACTGGAAAAAATTCTTTAGAGAAAACCATACGATGACACTTTATCATTATGATGATAAAAATAATCGTACTGAAGAACATATAATAAAATATGTACCTAAAATAATGACTGCTAAACTTAAAGAAGCTATGGAAAAAGAGCAAATAGAATAGAGAGAAAAAGAGAAGAGGAAGAAGAACAATGGAGAAAAGAAAAATTTGCAAAAGAAAAATTAGAAAGAGAAGATATTGTTAAAAAAATATGGAGTGAAAAAAACTTACAAAAGGCACAACAGTTTATAGATGAATACGGCGAAAAAAGATATAAAAATGGAATGTTTTCACGAATGCATGAAAGATGGTAATAAAATTATAATAATATGACAAAATTTAGAAAAAAACCAGTAGTAATTGAAGCAGAATTAATTTCTGATTTAATATCATATGCTACTAATAATTTGGATAAATTACCTAATTGGGTAAAAGAAAATTATGAAAAAGGTAAGATTATATTTTTGAATGATCATATAAGTATTTTAACTGATGAAGGCACAATGAGTGGTGATTTTAATGATTATCTTATACAGGGAGTTAATGGAGAAATATATCCGTGTAAACCTGATATTTTTGAAAAAACATATGAAAAAGTATATGATTAATATTGGGATAGTTGGCTCACGAAAATACATGAATAAAATAGCAGTTGAAACTGCAGTTGATAAATGTATTAAAAAATATGGTAAAAATATTTGTATTGTAAGTGGAGGTGCAAAGGGTGCTGATGCTTTGGGACGCGAAGTTGCATTAGATAAAGGATTAAAATATATAGAATTTAATCCAGCACATGAAATGTGGAATGAATATAGTGGAAAACCAAAAGAATGGTATGGAAAACCATATAATGTTAAAAATTATTTTGAACGTAATACATTTATTGCAGAAGAAAGCCAATTGTTGTTTGCATTTATTCCATTGGGACATGTATCAAATGGAACAATGGATACTGTAAACAAAATGAAAAAATTAAATAAACCTTATTTTATAATAAATTGAAATGAAATTAACTTTATTACAACGTAGACAAATAGCAAGAGAAACTGTACCGATGGGTAAATTAGCACCTGCTACTAATTGGTCTAAAATATTGGTATTAGGACACAGAAAAGAAACTTATGATGAATTTAATATTCCTACTAAATTTGAAGAAGTAGAAGAATATTATAAAACACACCGTAAACTTAGAATAAACACTTATAATAAATACTTATAATTGAAACTTAAAGTAGATGATAGTAAACGATTTATGGTCATAATTGAGAGTTCACAACTTGAATATGATCAAATAATAAGTAGTTTTACAAAACGTATAATGAATTGGGGGGCTATACGTTCAAAAACAAATCAACCAAAAAGTTTTGAAACAAAATTTGTAGATCATTTCGGAAGAATTCCTATTGGTTTATGGCGTGAAGTTCAAAAACTTGCTAAACAATTTATGTTTACTCTTGAAATTGAAGGTATAGAATATCTTTATGATAAAAATTATGATGAATCCAATTTTATAGAATGGGTTAATACTTACTTTGAAGAATCTGAAAAACAACCACGAGATTATCAAATTGAAGGAGCATCACGTATATTAAAATATAAATATTGTATTGAAGAAATTTCAACTTCAGGTGGTAAAACTATTATGGCATTTATGTTATTTCGTTATTTATTTCAAAAAGGAGAAATAAAACGAATGCTATATGTTGTACCAAATATAAGTCTTGTAACTCAATCAGAAGAGGAATTTTATGCTTATGAAGAAGACTGTGGTAATAAACCTATCTGGCGGTCACAGTGTGTATTTGGAGGCGTCAAGAAGGATGAAGACGATAAAGCTAATATAGTATTTGGTACGTTTCAATCTTTATCTAAGAAGGGGCTAGAATACTTCTCTAAATTTGATATAGTATTTATAGATGAGTGCCATCATCAAAAAGCAAGCTCACTTAAGAATATAGTTGTTAAATCCTATAATTCTAAATATAACATAGGTATGACAGGAACACTTCCGCAAGAAGGATCATTAGATTCATTTACAACTCAAGCATATTTAGGACCATGTGTTTATACATACACATCCTCAGAATTAATATCATCTAATTATGCAACACCTGTTAAAGTTGTAGGTATAGAAATGGATTATCTTGATGAAGAAGTAAAAAAGAAATTATATCAGCTTAGAAATGTAAGTGCTGATCAAAAAGACGGCGTTAAATTATTAAACCTTGAAAAAGATATTGTTCGTGAAAATAGAAAGAGATTGGTATACATTTGTGAAACTATATCAAAGGTAACAAAAAATTCATTAATATTATTTTCAGATATTAAAAATGAATACGGAAGAAACATATTTAATTGGTTAAAAGAAAATACAAATAAGACTATCTACTATATTGACGGTGAAACAAAAGTAGAAAACAGAGAATATTTTAAAAAACAAATAGAAGAACAAGAAGGTGTTATAATTGTTGCAAGCATAGGAGTGTTTGGTGAAGGAATTTCAATAAATAATATACACAACATATTTATTGTAGAAAGTGCAAAAAGTGAATATAGAATCAGACAAGCTTTAGGAAGGGGGATGAGACTCATGGAAGGAAAAGAAGTAATAACTGTTATAGATTTTTGTGATAATTTTGAATATGGTACTCATAGATTTCAAAAAGTAAATTATTTAAAAAGACATTTTCTAGAAAGACAACGAATTTATAAAGATAAAGGATTTCCATTTAAAAATTTTAAAGTGAAGTTTTAATTACTTCACTTTTTTTATTTTAAATATATAAATAAATTAATGTAACTTTATGCATCAATTTTCTGATGAATCTTATATTATGAATTCTTTATTAGAAGGATGTGGCTGTGGAGGACCAAAAAAACCAACCCCTATAAATATTCCTCGTCCAAGACCAAGACCCACAAAACCAAGGATACCTAAACAAAGATTACATGAGAAGTTCACTGAAGATTCAGATCCTATAGCTGACATGAACATTGGTATGATACATCAAATAAAGTTATGGATGAAATCTATAAATGAACCGTTTGAA